GTAGGTAGGATATGGCTTGGTGCCGTTCTCTTCTGCCTTCGTGTGATCCGGGTAGTAAATGGCTCGGACTTTTACTGTTGGCGTAAAACCGAAACGTGCCCAGACAACCTTGTTCACCACGATAGAAAAGCTTCCGTCTTCCTGAAACCGAGCATACGAGCCTGGAAACGAAGTGGTGTTGGTGTACCACAGCGGCTTGTTAGCACCGTCATAGATCACAAAGTTTCCGTCAGCCTGCATGGATGCAAGAGCGGCACCCTTACCTTGGGTATAGCTTGCCCAAAGTACTGCATTGTTCGCGCCGTAAAGAACAAGATTGCCATCAGCCTGGAATACCAAATTTGATTTGCCTGCGCTAAAGGACTGTCCTGGATAAATCAATACACCAGGCGGAATCATCGCAGCCGGCTTATCAGGCGTGACAGGTATCGACTTGTTACTGGCCCATACCGGAATTGCATCGACGATTACAAGATTGCCATCATCTTGAACCTGGAGGTATGTGCGGTCCAGCGCAGCATCAACGTTCCCATCTAGGGGCGTGCTGTTGACAGAGGTCCATCGCCGAGCCCGCTGAAGATCTACTAGGTGCAACGTATAGGAAAGGTAAGTCGAAGATGTTTCACCGGGTTGCGGTCGTGTGAAATATGTCTCGTTGGAATACGGTGTTGTGGCGTTCGGCGACCAAACAGCGGTCCCCCTGTCATAGAGAGCCAGGTTGCTGTCACTTTGGAAGATCAACTGAAATCGCTGGTTAGGCGATAGCAGGTAATCGCCCGAATGCATTTCCGTCTTTGGCAAAAGTACAGACGAACCGTTCTCAGCAAACGGACGCAAGGAAAAAGCCATATTTATCACCTATTGAGTCGAATGATTTTGTGCGGAAGATTCCGCTTTCATGTCGCTCAAAGGCGATAGCTCGGGGCTCGGGGCCCTCACATGATTCAACGTCCCGCATCGGGAACACTTGATCTGGAGCTCGGTATTCTCACCAATACGGGCGAGAAGTCTTTTGCATTTCCCACATCTGCAATCTTTCAACATCTGCAAAGCCTTTTGGATTTCTGCTAGGCTCCGCCCCGCTCGCGCGAGCAGTGAGGGCCTTGGCTGGCTTGCAGGCTGGTTCTGCGATCTGGCGGCTCCTTTGGGTGTTAGCGCACCTATCGGAGTCGCCCTCTCTTTTCCGTGAGCCAGAAACACGAAAGCCCCGAACTGTCGGGGCTTTTTCGTTACTGACGAGGAATAAAAAACCCGGCGCGAGGGCCGGGCTCTGAATTTGCGTGCGGCTGAGGTAACTTTCGCACTATGGGAAATATACCTGCATTTTACCTTCAAGGCAAAGAATTATGCTGCCCCTTCGTCAAGCTCCGAGTGAATAACCTGCCAAAGCGGCGATTGGGCTTCAGTATCCACTGCCTTTATGACGGCCTTGAGCAAAATCCACGTTGGCAACCAGTCTCTGCTCCAATTCTTCTGCTCAATCGTCACCCCGTAAAACTCTTTAAGGAAGTCAGCTACGCGCGCCGGCCCCCACTCTGGCGCGCCAGTCACTTCGCATTTGAATGACTGCAGCGCTGGAGTAACCAGGTACACGGCCCGGGCGCGACGCAACGGGGTCAGCTCCGACAACTCTGCACGGGTTGCGATCAGCAGCACGGCATTCATCACGTAGCGCATGTTTGGGATCGGCGAGTACATATAGTGGCCGAACTGCTGAACCTGAAACGGCAGTGTGGCAATCGCGCGCTGAAACTTGCCCATCATCGCCAGATGAGCAGCCCGCGCCGTAGAGCGCCCGGCAGATATCTTCCGCGTTTCGCTGATGCTGACGCGCTGGCCAAGCACAGGGAACCGCCCCGCCTTCTCGTTTTCCTCCGGCCCCATGGCAGGGAAGAATGATTCGCGGCGCTGGATACGCGCCTTGCTCTTCTTGATGCCTGACTTCGCGGTCTCGATGGCCACGGCTGAGATTGAGGCTCCGGACTCATGCTGCGAATCGGTCCAGGCCTGACGAGCTCCTATCAACTTCATGTGCTGCTCTCCTCAATCAAATAGTCGTACCGGTCAGTCGACGGTGTAATGCGAGCCGCCGGCGCCCCGGCGGTTGTTCAATTCTTCTGTGCCGCGATTGTTCGCTCGGGCCAGCTGGGCGGTGGTGTTGCGAAGCCGCATGCTCAACTGAGGCACCAACTCTTCAAGCGGCAGAGGTTTGCCCGTCGCCTGGCAAATCCAACCAGAGGCATTGCACGCCGCGCAGTCGATCTGGTGAACGATTCCGCTTGTGCTGCCGGCGCCGCGACACAGGGCGCACTCCATGAGCGGCTTCAACTGGCGGCGAAAATCAGGGCCATGAGTCTTCTTCATACCTCACCTACCAGCCAGTCGGCGGCGAGATCGATATTGAACGCCACCTTATCGCTGTCGATATCGAACAGATGCCCGCCGTCCATCACGACAGTGAGCCGCGTGAAATCGTCGAAACGCTGCTTCATCACCATGAAGACTCTCGATCGGTCGAACCCCTGGCGGAAAGCCGATGGCGAAAGCTTTTCCGCACTGGAGTCCCGCAGGGTGTAGGCCAAGGCCAAGGCGGTTTGATACGAAATCTCCATTTTTAAACCTCGCCTATGGTTGATTCTTGAATGGGGTCACAGCCCTTGTGCGACGTGGCTTCCAGCTCGTTACCCGAATTTCCGTTTCCGACTCCCTCCAGACCGTGAATCAAGGCAAAACCTTTCAGGTCTAAATGGACGTGCCACAGTTCGAGGGCAGCACGCTTGCGCTCTTCAACGGTGGTGTGGATATAGGCCTGCACGTTGTGGCCCATGGCGTGGTTGATCAGCATCTCGCCGATCATGAAGTCGATACCGAGGTCGGCCCAGCTGGTACGGGCCAACTTGCGCAGGTCGTGGCTGCTCCACGCACCCTTCCCCAGTCCAGTGAACACGGCGCTGGCCTGGCCTTCACTCATGCCTTTGCCGCTGCGGATCTTGTGGGAGCGGAACAGGAAGTCGCCGTCGTAGCCGCTGGCCCGTTGCGCGGCACGGTGCTGAACGAGAAGCGCGCATACCTGATCGGTCAGCGGCAGCGAGTGCTCGACGCGGGTCTTGGTGTTCCCTACTGGCAGATACCAGGTGCGGTCGGCAATGCTGATGTGCGACCACTGAGCCTTTCGGGTTTCGCCTACCCGCGTGCCGTGGCAGAGCATCATCAGCGCCAGCATGGCCGACTGCCGATCCACCACGATCACCCTGGCCAACCGAGCCAGCAGGCCTTCAATCTGAGCTCCACGCAGACGCCCCGGCTTGACCTTGATCTTGGTCTTGGAGAAGTCGCTGAATTTGATGGCGGCCATTGGGTTTGTGGGAATCAGCCCGAGCTTGTGCGCCTGGCGGCAAGCAACGACCAGCAGCCCGAAGATCAGTCGCACGAACTCGAGCGAAAGCGTCTCCTGCAATGGCCACATCAGTTGTGTGTCCAGCGTGCCATGCGTGATGTCGGTCAGCGGCAGATCACCGAGGCGCGGGATCAGGTGGCAGGCGATAGCCGACTTGCTGGTGTCCTTGCGCTTTTTCGACAGATTGCGGTCGCGGCTCATCCGGTCGGAGTACCAGGCCAGCAATTCGCCCAGCGTCGACCAAGGCGACACAGCAGCGCCCGATGCCGGATCAGCACCCAGGCGCATGCGCAAGTCAGGCAGCGCAGCCAGAACGGCCTTGGCTGTCAGGTCGGGATACGCGCCGATGCGTTTCCACTTCTTGCGAACCACCAACGACCAGGTGCCACGCGGGCGAGCCTCGGTGAAGCGGAAGTAAAGCCCCGGATGACGAGGATCACGCATCAGAACTGCGGCCGGATCCTCGGCGCGCCGGCGCAGCTCGGCATCTGAAAACGCGATCGCAAGAGTCATGCAGCCACCTGAGTGCGGGGAAGTTTGAGATATGCGGTCAGCGCATCCATGGCATCGGCGTGACCACGGCAGACAATCGCCAGATAGCCTTGCTCAATCAGGGCATGAAGCATTGCGTCCTGACTGGGCGACACTGGTGAGTCGTGCGGCGGTGTGGCCTTAAACTCCAGGTACAGACCGAAGAAGCCGCCGAGAGCCATCGGCAGAATGAGGTCAGGAATTCCAGCCTTAACGCCCTGCTTCTTCAGTTCGATGGCAACCTGCTTGTGTCGATGCCCACCGTTGGGAACGTGAAAGATCAGCTTCGCCGCCACCGGATGACGCATCGCCAGCTCCAGCAGCAGAGCCTTCTGTTCCATGCCTTCCCAGTCGATCGGCTTGGCGCGGGGCACCTTCGGCTTGAAGGATTTGAGGCTGAGAGGCTTCAAGCTTCAACCTCCGCACCGTCCAGCCAGGCAAGAAACGCAGCGGGTACATCGGCACCCGTTTCACCGACTACCTTCGCGCAGACCTGCACCAAATCCGATTGGCGACCATAAGCCTCCTCGAACTGCACTTTCTGGCCATGGACCGCGAAGCCGGGAAATCCCTCGCCGCCGTACCCATGCTGGTGGTGGCCAGCGCAAAGCGGCAGCACATACCAATGGGCGTGCGCTTTGGTGCGGCCGTCTACGTGATGGATGCTGCACTGATCGTTGTGGATTTCCATTGCAACGCGGCATGCAATGCACCCGACTGCGCTCACCAGAGTGTCGTGCCAGCGCTTTTGCACTGCGGATACCGAACGCCCCTTCATAGCCAAGCACCGAACTGGTATTCGACTGGCGGAACTGAACCGTCGTAACCGGCCTCCATGAAAGTGACGAAGCAGCGAGCGACGTTTGCGAGCAGCTGCAAGGTCTTCATTCAGAGAGCCCCTTCGCTTCAGTTTCGAGCTCGATCAGCATTTCGATGAAATGCTTGGCCTTCTCCAGATCCGCGAGGCCACCCTTCTCACGCCAGCGGGTCACATACTTGATGACGCTGCCCTCGGCGAACGGAATGCCGTTGGCGTGGATGTACTGAATCGGCTGGATCTTCAGGTCTTTGTAATGGCCGCCAGCAACCTGCGTGTCGAGTGCGCTCACTGTGCAATCCCCTTCAACAAGGCCTGGAGCTGCTTGAGCTTGCCCAGCGCTTCCGCGTTGCTGTCGCGCTCCACTTCGACCGAGAGCGCCACCTCCTCGATCCGTCCGGCGAGCTTCTTCAAGCGCAATGCCAGTTCGTCACCCAGGGCTACCACTTCAGTTGAGAGCTGGCCCAGGGCATCAAGAGCGCTCGGACTGGCTTTCTTGATCGCAATCACTGTGTTGCTGGATGGCAGCGTCATTTCTGGCTCACTTTTGGATTTGGTCGAGACTGGCGAACGCTGGAAAACGCCGCTTCGTGGCTCACGGATAAGGCCTTGGTCTTTCAACTCACCTAGGCAACGGCGGATGGTTCGGGTGTCTGCGGCAGTGCTGGTGGATCGGAGCGCGCCATAGATCGCAGAGGCTTCCCAGCATTCTTGGATTGGCACCATTTCGAACACTTTCCGGGCGATGGCGGACTGTCCGGCGAGCAGCACCTGGTGACGCGATTCGCTCATGGACATCAGAAGCGCTCCTTACTGGCGTAGCGATTGGCGAGGCTGGTCACCTTCTCCACCTTCGGTGGCGCGACCCAGCTACCCGAGAGCTGTTCAAATCGGCTGTATTGCCCGAGAAAAGCGGTGCGCACGGTACCGGTCTCGATGTCGCGGCCCTTGCCGATGATGATTTCTGCGATGCCTTTGGCTTCGCTGTTCTCGTTGTAAACCTCGTCCCGGTAAACGAAGAGGATGATGTCGGCGTCCTGCTCAATCGCCCCGGACTCACGCAAGTCGGAGTTGATGGGGCGCTTGTTGGGCCGCTCTTCGCATTTACGGGATAGCTGGCTGAGCAGAACCACAGGCACCTGAAGCTCCCGTGCCATGTTCTTCGCGCTGCGTGTCATGTAGCTGACTTCCTGCTCGCGAATGGCGCCGGTTAGGTCTGAGTCCAGGAGCTGGAGATAATCGATAGCGATCAGGTCGAGGCCATAACGGCGCTTGTGCCGGCGAGCGGCGGAACGGATGCGGTTGATGGTCATGCCCGCACGGTCAGAAATGAACAGGTTGGAATTCTTGATCTTCCCAGCCGCCGACATCAGCTCGGCGCCGAAATCGTGAGGGGCTTTCCCGTTCTTGATCAGTTGCAGCGGGACCCGACCTTCAGACGCCATGAACCGGTCCATCAACTGTGTTTGGCTCATCTCCAGGCTGAAGACCATCACGCTTTTTTTCTGACGGATCGCGGCTTCGGAAACGATGTTCATCGCCAGCGTGGTTTTCCCCATCGCTGGGCGCCCAGCGATGATGATCAGCTGCTCGGGCTTAAGCCCTTGGAGTTTCTCATCGAGGTCGGGGATTCCCGTCGACAAGCCATCGATCCCATCACCACGATCAGCGCGTGCCTGAAGGATTTCGATGTAGTCATCGAGGATGTCCTCGGCTTTGATCACCTCAGCGGTGGCCGACTCCCCTTCCAGCGCCAGCGCCTCGGACTGGGCGTACGCAATCTTGTCGGCGGTCGGCTGATCGCTGAACGCAATCTCATTGATGCGAGCGCCAAGACTGATCAGCGAACGGTCGAGGCTGCGCTCGCGAACCGTATCGGCATAGGACCGGGCATTCGCTACGCTCGGCGTGTTCTTGACGATTTCGGCGGCATAGGCAATTGCGCTGCCACCTTCAAGAAACTCGCCGATCCGCGAGCCAACGGTGACGGCGTCGACAGGCTTGCTGTCGGAGTGCAGCGCCAAGATTGCGCGGAACATCTCCGCGTGGTCAGCAAGGTAGAAATCTTCGGCGGACAGATCCGCCGACAGGATATCGATGAGTTCAGGACGTAGCATCATCGCGCCTAGAACGCTTTGCTCGGATTCGAGGCTGTAGGGATCACGCATTGTAATTTCCCTCAACGACCTTCACGAAGTTGCTCGGCGCAATCAGCCAGTCGAAGCTGCATCGGAAAGGACTATCAGCGACTTTGCCCATCAGGAATTGGCTGGAGCGGACAACGGCGAAGTAGTCAGCCCAGAACTGCAGGTCCTGATGCACTGCGCTTTCGCTCCAGCGAGCGCTAAGTTTCGAAATCCGATCCTTGGTCACCAGCACGACCCGAGGAAATTCCGGGATAGTCGCGTTGAACAAATCCACGATTGCCTGAACCGGGCATTTCAGTTTCGAAACCTTGAGTGTTTGCTCATCGCCGACAAGAGGTGATGGTTCACTTGATGGTTCTATTACGGTTCTGGGTGCGGCTCCTGCGGGGGTTTGTGTCGTCAGCTGCGGGGGTGGTGGTGCATCTGCTGCGGGGCGCATTTCCTGCGGGGGTGCATATGATGCGGGGGTTAGCGTGTAAACAGTCGACCGCCCCATCCGCTCACGGACTTCCAACAACCCGACTTGGGCTAGCCACTTAATAGCTGTCTGTACTGTCCGCTCACCAAGACAGGTTCTCTGAGCGATACGAGCTACGGATGGCCAGCAAAAGCCCTCGTCGTTTGCGTTGTCCGCCAGCGATATCAAGACAGCTTTCTGCGGTCCGCTCATGCCCTGAAGGGGCCAGCAGGCGCTCATGATGATGGTGCTCACTCTTCACCGCCTTGGAGGTTGTGTTGCGCCCACAATCCGGCGATCCAGCTGACGCCTTTGGGGGTGAACTTGTTCTGGTTGAAGTTGTGACCGCTATCGCTCATTCCGGCTTTAACGCTGAACCTACCTGCGTCAATGTGCGGCTGCCGGGCCTGCAATTCACCGCCAAGGCGGTACATGATCTTTTCGGCGATGAGGAAATCGCGGAATTTGGATTCGTTCGCGCCCAGGAGCTTTGCTGTTTGGCGAAAACCCTTCAGTCCTGTGGAATCCACGTAGCGGTCAACGAATTCGATTTTCGGAGCAGCAGCTTCCAGAGCCTTAGCAGATGCCTGGCTGATTTCGAACTGCTCGGCCCAAGCGCGAGCGGCGGCGGCAGGATTCGAGAAGTCCGGCAGAGCGATGCCCTGCTGCGCTTCGAGATCCTGCCAGCGATCAACCAGTGCAGCAGTGAACTCCGGGCTGATCTGCGCAACGATGATGTAGGTATCACGCTTACAGATTTGGTACTCGGCGACTGTCTGCCCAAGGTGGTTTCTAACATCCGCCAATGGCGGAAGTTGAATTACTCCACGCTCGGCAAGCCGAACAATCGAACGCTTAACATCGTCATGCCGGGAATTGAGCAAGTCCGCAATCTCGCGAGATGACATTGCCTGACGCATCATGCCTCCCGGTTTGAGCAGAACTGACGAATCAGGCGCCCTATTGCTCTGGGTGGTCGTGGTGTGCATAATCGGACCTCACAATTGTTGTTGAAGAAGCCGGGCCGCAATCCCGGCTTTTTTGTGTCTGCGATTTAGGCCGCCTTGAGCGAAGCCTTGAGCTGGTCCAGCGCTTTCTCCGCCTCGGAGATCTCACGCATGATTCGCGCGCGTTCAATCTGGTCAACGCGGCCGTCAGCCATTGCGCGGTGCGTCTCAACGGTTACTTCGGAAATCTCCAGGGCAACATTCCCCAGCGCCTGGTGAACATCGATTGCAACCGGCTGCTCCTTCTCCACGAGGTCGAAGTTGAACGCGGTGGCCAGCGCCAGCAGAGGGCGCATGTCCTTGGTGTGAAGCAGGACCCCGAACAAGTGCTCGATGGTCAGGTGGTGCGCGGCGTTGTCAGGGTTAGAGCGCTGCAGCAGGCTCACGTGAGCCAGGCACATCTTCCCTGCCAACTCTTCTGCCCCGCTCTCCTTGATGGTGGTGTGGCAAGCCCGCAAAAAATCTTCCATTCGTAAACCCTCGAATTTGTTTCAGTGGCTGTCTGCCATCACGCGTATCAAAATGTGTCTCAAGCCAAGCAGCTATGCAGCTGAGAGAGCAGCACTGGGTGGGAACACGTCGTCTAGGGTGACGGCGGCACCGCTCTCGTTGAGGGCGGCCACAATCCGGCGGCACTCATCAAGCCCAGGCTTACGGCGTTCGTTTTCGTAATGAGCGATCGCGCCTTGCGTCAAACCAACCGCCTCGGCAAGCGCGGCTTGGGTCATGCGCAAGCTTTCTCGGATGTTTTTGATGTTCGACATAAAGGATCTCCGTTCACTTAAACGGATAATACGTTTTGTACTTGTACAGCGCAAGCTACCAGTACGGATTGTATCTTGAGCGGGTTAATACAATGCGTAATATCTACAACATGAAAAAATGGAACGAGCTGGCAAAGGCCAGGATGAAAGAAACCGGCCTCACCCAGGACAAACTGGCTGAGCGCCTTGGCGTCACTCAAGGGGCAATAGGCCACTGGCTCAATGAGCGCAGAGAGCCGACCCTGGAAATGATATCCCGGATATTGAAAGAGGTTGGATTGCCCCCTCTTGGTGTCGCGTATCCGTTCTATCAGCCAGATGCCGCGGCCAAGAATAAAGACTCGAATGCAGAGCTCTTGGGCGATTTGTCAGTTTGGGATGAGGGCGATCCGCTTGACGAAGACGACTGTGAAGTCCCTTATTACGACGAAGTGGAGTTCGCCGGTGGTAATGGAATGACAGAAGTAGTGGAAGTCACCGATCGAAAACTGAGGTTCAGCAGCTCAACCCTCAGGGCAGCCGGTGTGGATTGTAAAAGCGCGGCGTGCGCCAGGCTCAACGGGAAAAGCATGGAGCGCCTCATACTTGATGGAGCATCTATCGGCTTCGACAGAGCAAGCACATCGATCATCGATGGCGAAATATATGCGTTCAATCATGGCGGTATGCTGCGCGTGAAGTACCTGCATCGAATGCCGTCAGGAGCGGTTCGCATTCGTAGCGAAAACTCCGAAGAGTTCCCGGACGAATTCATGAGCGCGGCCCAGTACCATGAAGAGGTTGTGATGCTTGGTCGCGTCTTTTGGTGGTCGACGGTCAGGCGAGCCCCAAGAACCTGAGATAAGAAAAGGAATTTCGATGCGCAGCATTATCGTTTTAGCGCTCGCTGTTTTGACCGCAGGATGCGTGCACAGCGGTAGGTACGTTGGGGAGAAGCAGCTATCACAGGTTGTCGCCGGGCAAACCACAGAGCGTGATCTAGTCCGAATCATCGGCGAACCGATGAGCCGAACTTACAACGCAGATGGATCTCAAGCTGTGGGCTGGACCTACGTACGTTTCGGACTGTTTTTCGGGCTGGGCACGAATGCACAAACCGTTTCGCTTTCCATCGGGCCAGATGGCACCGTCAGCGGGTACTCTCGCAGCTCATCCAAACCCATAGCAGCTGCGCCGATATCGAAACCTGCGCCAGCTGCAACTGCCCCTTCTACGCCAATTCTCCAATCGCACGGGGCGCCTGCGCTGGATAAGAAGGCTTGGCAGGATCAGCAGATACAGAAGCTTCAGGACTCGGACGTTTCATACGAGGAGTACCAGGTCCGCTACAGAAAAATCATGGACCAGTAACACCTGACGCTTTAAAGAGCCCGCCATTGCGCGGGCTTTTTCATGCCTACGAAAATAAATACTACATTTCGTATTGACCGCTAATAATACATAACGTACCGTTTACCCATCGAGACGCCACAGCGACTCGGCAGGGCCAAACAGCCCGCCGCTCTTTAACAGCCAGCGCAACAACACAACAGACCGCATTGCCTCTACCGGCGACCGGCGATCAGACAGGCGAACGAGGAAAGCCTACCAACGACAGGGAAAACCCTGGACGGCTGATCGAGGGCGAAACGCCCGAACCGCGCGAATGACCCGGCAAGCAATGCGCCCCGCTTCCCCGGCGGCAATGGGAAAGATTTCACTGGCTGGCCTTGGCGACAGGGCCAGACGGGAAATCAAAGGAGATCCGCAATGGGTAGACAAATCACAGCAAGCCTCGCACCGCTGCTCAGCGCAGGGTGCAAGTTGAGTGTGATCAATCATGGCGAAGTTGACGCTTGCCTCAGGGTTGAAACGCCGACAGACCAAATAATCAACAGCGACGACTCCAGCTTGGGCTCGCTGAGTTTCGATTGTCGGGACAAGGCGTCTTCACATAACGGCTGGATGGAGCACTGGCTGATTTATCACGAAGTGCCATACGCCCACGGGTGACCGTTTCGTTAATGCAGCTTGGCAACAGGCTGCATTGGGAAACCCCCACCCTGAGGAACACCCATGAAATCGAAAGCGTTACTGATCGCGGTGCTGCTGAGTGTTTCAGCACTCGCCAGCGCAGCACCACCCACCCTTCGCTTCTGCACCGGCGGTGAAGGTGGCTTCTACGAGAAGCTTGGAGCGACTATCGGCAGCGCCATTACCAAGCAAACCGGCGGCGAGCTGAAAGTCATCAACACCGGCGGCAGCGTGGACAACGCGGAAAAACTGAAGGACGGCACCTGTGACATTGCGGTGATTCAGAACGACGCAGTGATCAGCCTGCCGATGCCCGCCGACATCAAGGTGTCGGACGCGCATGAAGAGGTCGTGTACTGGCTGCACAGTAAGGCGGGCGTCAGCGATTTCGGGAAAATGGAAGACGACGATGTGGCGAAGAAATACGCCTTCGCAGCCGTGTCAGGATCTGGTGCGCTGGTGACCGTGCGCAACTGGATCAAGACTGACAAGGACTATGAAGGCGCCCGCATCGTGGAGTTCGACAGCTGGTATAGCGCTGCCGAAGCAGTCAGCCAGGGCTACGTCAGCAAGGCCGGTGTGCGTATCGAAATCGCGGGCATGCTTTACATCGGTCGAGCTGGCGCAATCACCAGCGATATTACCGAGGATTTCGGCAAGCAGATTCTCATCGGCGAGGTGAATGACAACTCGTTCGAAGATGCCAAGGACGCGAACAACAACCCGCTGTATCGCCATTGCGCGGTGCCTGCCGAAGCCCGTAGCGGCCTGGCCACCTCCAACACATTCAAAGATCCCAAGACCTACTGCCTTCGCGCACAGATCGTTTTCAACAACGATTATTTGAAGGGGCTGGATGTGGATGAAGCGAAGAAAGTACGCCGCGCAGTAGACAAGGGCATCAACGGCGTCGTGAAGGTTGTGCGGTGATAACCCGCCTGCTTACGGCGCTTCTTGTCGGCGCCGCCCTGCTCTTCGCTGCAAGCCTGCTGCACATAATTTCCATCGCGTATCTGCTCGGCGTGATCAGCGGCTTGGTGATGGGCATGGTGTTCTGGTTTCACTTCCGGCGGTAGCCATCACTTCTGCCCATTCAATGATTGGGCAGCGGGATGGCGCAAGCCTCAACGGAATTGCCGCTTCACGGGCCTACGGCAATATAAATAATCAGAGACCCCGTCAGAAGGTTGGAGACCTTCCCGAGCACCTGGTACTCCCCAGCACCAGGCCGCATCGGAGATTGATCGAAGCGTGCTCAAGCGAGCTGCAGCGCTAGGATCGCAAAGCCCCGTAAATGTCCTGAGCCGATATCAGCATGACGGCCAATACCAAAAACGCGGCGGGAAACAAGCGGGCCAGCACCCCGGTGTTTCGATCAATCTCCGATGCGGACGAACACCTGGCACCAGAACGTGCCGGCCACCTGCAGGACATCAGTTAAAGCTCGCCGCGGTGAACCCTAAACGGCTTAACGCTGACCATCATCCACCTTAAACCCGAGGATTTGCAGCCATGTAAACGAAATCAACTGTCTCGCAGCCTCATGCTGCCGGCCAGTGCGGGGTGACGTATGGAGGCATACCCACCCAATGAAAGCCCGGTTCCGACCGGGCTTTTTATGCCCGCGATTATCCGCCAGCCCTCTCCCGCCAGAGCGTTGACGAATAACCGTGAACAACGAAAGGAGAAGGCCATGAGCCTTGCAATGCATCCAACAATGCAGCTGAAAGTCGATGGCCTGCTTGCCATCCGTGCGCGCGTCCACACCTCCACTGCGGAGCTTTACGCCATGATCGGTAAAGAGCCACCAGCTCAGAAGATTCGCTATCAGGTCGTCACCAAGGGCACTCACGCGTACCACATCATCGAGTTGTCCAGCAGCAAGGTTCGCGGCTTTCGCTTCAGCTACAAAGAGGCGGTCAACTTCGCCCAGGAACTGGAAGCGCGCGCTGACGGCATCGTTCTGAAGCTTTCGCAGGCGGTGCGGCAATGATCGGCGAGAACGTGCCAGACCAGCACAAGCAGTTGGCCGCGCATATCGCGAGCCAGGTCGAGGCCTTTTTCGCCGATGGCGGCTTCACGCAGGAAATCGCCCAGGGCGTCAGTGCTGAAGCGCCGATGTTCGGCACCACCACTCACCATGAAAAGCTCAGGGCGCGCCGCACTGCCATGGCACCAAAGGTGAAGGCACTGGCCGGCAAGGGAATGAGCGCGCGCGATATCGGCAAAGAGATTGGCCGCGACACTCGCACCGTGAAGCTGATCGCCAGCGAGAACGGCATCGACATCACGGGCACCTGATGCGACGGATCAATACTCGCGTCCACCAGCGGCGCCGACAGACCTGGCTCGACTTGCCAGCGCACCAGAATAACGAGGCACCCCATGGCAAAGAAATCAGCCGCGCAGAACTCGGCGGATTACCGGGCGCGACAGGCAGAGGCGAAAGCCAAGCTTGGCATCGAGACAATGCCTATCGAAGTCCCGATCGGTACGCGATCAGCAATGAAAACCGCGATGAAAGATCATCGGTACAGCAATGTTCAAGAGCTTTGGCAGG